AGAAGAACGGGAATATCCTGTGCGGGTGTGTTGCATCTCTGAGATACTACAAGAAACGCCTGCCCAACGACAAACTCCAATCACTCACAGCATGACCGACTACATCCTAAACTTCCCATCGAAAGCAGTCGCGGAGCAGTTCGGCATCGCCAATGGCTTTTCCTCGCCAGATGAGAATGGCGAGGTGCAATCTAATCTCGCGTCCCATGAACACGCGTTGTGCGTTGTGGGAGAGTTTGATGGAGCATGGTGGGTGCTATTCCGAGATCTCGTCGGCATCCCGATTCCGGCAGGTGGCGAGCAGTTCATCTACTGGTCTTCCGACTGGACCGTGGACGATGAAGACGGCAATCCCGTCCAAGTCCCAAGACCAATCTCTGATGATGTCCCCAATATCTGGTGGGCATAATTTAACACAAAAACATATGAAAACCACAGCACTGGGAATCCTTACTATCGTCGCCACATTGTCTAATGTTGGCATTCAAGTCCTCAAGGGTGGAGCACCTGATTTGATGAGCGCGTTTGCAGCCGTTACCGCAGGAATTGGACTCATTAAGGCACGCGACAATAAGTGACTGCTGACCAAGGAAGAGACTTCTTGCACGGAGTAGTCGGAACGGTAGCCCCGGCTATTGGATTTGTGACATCATTCCAAGAGCAGCTTGAATGGGGTATGCGAATGACATCGTTGACAATCGGAATAATTGTTGGCTTGCTTTCTTTGCTGAAACTTCTTAAGAAGCGGTGAACTAAAAAAACCTATGAAACTAAACGAGATATTTGCAATCATTTCTTCGATTCTTTTACTCGCAGGTTGTTCTGTGAGTGTTTCTCCAGATGGCACTCGAAACTTTGCGCTTGATATGGAAAACGCAGCTAAAGCTTACGTGACTTATTCTTCTAAGTGAACATCATTCCAATATGGACCCTTATCAAGACCAGTCTTTCTGGTCAGGTATTATTGCCGTAGTAGCACTCACTTTGGTTTGGGTTGCTTACATTCTTGTGAAATATTAATATGAGTCAACTAGTAGCAATTTGCATTGGGCATTCTCGCAGCGTCAACGGGCGAATCGAGGGTGGAGCGGTATCAGTAGGTGGCGAATCAGAATGGAGCTACAATCGTCAACTTGGAGAAATGATCGTTGACGAGCTTGGGAAAAGGGCTGTCGACACTGTTGAAATCTCCAAGTATGAAGGGGCCGGTTACGGTTCCGCGCAAAGGTGGTTAGCTAAAAGGCTAAAGGAGTGCAACGCGACTATTGCAATTGAGTTGCATTTCAACTCCTCTGATGATCCAAAGGCGAACGGCCATGAGTGGCTGTATTGGAGCAGCAGCAGCAACGGGAAGGCCTTGGCTAAAAGCCTCCACGACGAAATGTGTTTGGGAGTTGGCGAAATAAAAGCCAGAGGAGCAAAACCACGCTTCCAAGGTGATCGCGGCTCAGAATTCCTTTCGGGAACGCATTGTCCAGCGATCATTTGCGAGGTTGGTTTCGGAAGTAGCCCGAAAGACTGGGCATTGATGACGAGTAAAAAACTTGACATTGCAAGAGCTATCGCTCACGGAGTCATGGGCTATCTAGACTAACTCAAGAAAACATGGCATTCAAACGCTTCCTTTATTGTGCCGACTCTCATGGCGATTTGATTCACGATGAATCACGCAAAAAGCTGCTAAAGTTCGCTGAGGACTTCAAACCGCATTACCGCATTCACGGTGGCGACCTGTGGGACTTCTCGCCGTTGCGCGGTGGAGCAAGCCCTGAAGATCGAGCAGGAGGAATCTCTGAGGACTACAATGCGGGCATCAAGTTCTTGGATGAATACAAGCCAAACATTCTGACGCTGGGCAATCACGATGACCGGATCTGGCAAATCGGACGAGACAACAGCAACGGAGTCCTTCGTGAGCATTGTGCCGAACTAGCCAAGCAAAGCGAAGTCGAGTTTAAGAAGCGCAAGATTACGTGGATTCCATACGTTGTTGGTAAGTATTTGAAAATACCGGAAGGTGGACCAAAATTCATGCACGGATTCCGTTCATCCATGGTGAGCCCCGCCAAGCTCCATCATGCCGACTGGGGGAGCTGCATCCACGGACACGTTCACAAGCCTGATACTTACGTTGCAACTCACGCTGACGGGGGGATGAGCATGTCTTCCGGCTGCATCGGTGACATCGAGAAAATGCACTACGCTGATCGCTACTCCTCCAAGATGGGCTGGAGACAAGGATTCATCTACGGCATGATTAACGACAAGACCGGTGCTTGGCACGCATGGCACGTCATCAAGGAGGGCAATGATTGGATCTCACCAATGGGAATTTTATGAAAAACACAAAAACGGAAAAGGCATTGAGTAGCTTAGAATGGGCGATTGCCCAATCAGTCGAACCGCCTCGACAAGAAGACGAGTTTACCTGTGAAGAGTTTCTTCAATTAGGCGGCGGGGCATCCAGATCCTCCGCTGAAGCAAAACTAAAGCGAATGGTGAGCAATGGAGACTTGTTGAAAAGGCCGTTCTGTGTTAACGGTAACCGTTGCACGCTTTACCGCAAGGCTTGACAGAAAGTGAAGGCCCGTTAACTCCGGGCTGGAGTTGGAATCCGTCCCGGTTTGCTCGTGAAAGGGTGATCCCGACGGGCCAAGCGGGACGCCTCACGAACAAGAAATCCCCTACCCCCTAGCGTCCTAGGGGTTCACGTGTTAATTCACGATATGGTTTGAGCATCGTTGAGAGGCTTGTGGGGCGTGAGTCAGATACTGCCCTGTTTCCTGAAGCTTGTCCAGTTAAAATTGAGTCCGCATCCATTCTCACGAATCCGGTCTAGGACAGCGGGTGAAAGTGACGCTGCCAGCTTCTCCCTTGTGTAGTTCGTAATCAGGATCGTCGGCCTTTCGTGAGCGTATCTCTCGTCAATAATCGAGGTCAGTTCCCTGTCCTCAAACTCAGTCTTCCCACGCTCTTGCATTTCGTCAATGACCAGCAACCCGGCATCCGTGTGATTCTTGATTACTTGCGCCTCGGAGGCGTCCGCATCTTTCGAGTATGTCCCCCGAATGTCGCGGAATAACCCAACAGCCGTAGTGTAGATCGCTGGCCTGTCACGCTTGGCGGTAGTCCATCCAACGCCTGCGATACTCACCGTTGCGTCTTTAGGCGTGCATTTTCGGGCAACTTCCCAAGCCATTCGCGTCTTGCCCGTCCCGTGCGCCCCATACATCACCACAATGCCTCCAGAATCGACCGTGGCGAGGGCTAGGCGGTAATGTGCCCACCAGTCGTCTCCGGTGGCCTCAGGGGCATCCTTGTAGCGGCTAGGGAATCCTTTTAACAGTTTCATTTGAAGTGCTTGTCTAAAATGTTTGAACAGGAATAACTGCTCTTGTGGTGGATCTTGGTGTAGTCCACTACTTGCGTCGGCTCAATCTTCTCTGATTCCGCCGTCCTTACCAGCAATTCCAGTGCTTTTGATGGAATAATTCTTTCCCTCTTTGCAAGCCGCTGGATTCGCTGGTAAGTCTCGTAGGTCAGTCGAAATGTGGCGGTAACTCGTTGCTCCCAAGGTTTGTGTCTTGGTCTTCCTGCGATGATTCTGAATCCGTTGTCTTTGGTGTAGTTTGCCACTTTCTGAATATGTTGTCGTAGTTTTCACCGTAGGTCTTTGCGTTCACCGGGCGCGGTGAATCCCCCTTTCCTGCGCTCATTCGTATACCTCCCCTTCATCAATGAACCAGCTTGTCGGGGTAAACATGAGGTTTAGCCGCAGCCACTTCTCGTCAGAGTCCTCGGTGCAAATTGCGGAGAATCTCCCCGAAAAGCAATACCCATCATCGGCTGCGCCTCTTATTACTTGTCTTGCTAACTTCCTTAGTTCTCCAAGCGAAGGGGTTTCAAAATTCCCGCGATAGGTCCACTTGTTTTCCTCAAACATCTTCCTGACTAGCTCGAAATCAAATTCATCCATGATTTCGTCAGTCTGCTTTTGAATTACTTCTTGTCTTGTCATGGTTTAGTAATTGTGTATTTGGCGAAGCTTTTGCCGTCTTGCTTAATGGTATGCGTGATGATTGGCATTCCGATCTTCCGAAGTTCGTTGATCCTAGCGGAGAGTCGCATACATCCCCACTTCTCCAGCGCCTGAAGCTGAGTGATTCCATAACCGCGCCACAGCCATGATTCCAATTTTTCGATTACGCTCTTTTTCATAGTTCTTGGTAGTTGATTTCGTCTTCGCATTGAGCAAAGCTAAATTTGGTTGTGATTTCAATCATAATTGCGTCCTGAACGCAGGTTTCGATAACGTCGTATGGCGGGTCATCGGTATGTTTATGTGCTCGGGACACTCCGTGACGGGTTCCTGTTTCAACGCATTCCCTAATGATTTGATAGTAATTTGGCTTCATGTTTTAGTATTTCTCGTCGTTCATTTCTTTCTCCAGCGACTTAATTTTAGCCATCACATTTGCAATGCGCGTCTTGGCTTTCTCAAGATCCTTCTCAAGCATTTCATCGTATTCGATATACATGTCTCTCCATCGTTTCGCCTCTTTCTTCCACGCTTCGTTTTCGGAAGCAAGTTCCTCGATTCGTTCTTGTAATTCTGCAATTGTTTTGTTCATTTGTTTTGTGCTTTGTTTCTGTCGTCCATCAAAGTTCCGCAGTAGTCCGCATCCATGAGGATATTGCAACTACAAGCAATGTGCGCTATGTGAGAGATTCCTGATTCGGGGTCGAGATCCTCTCCGTCTCTCCACGCGTTCAGGTGGCGCATGATAGCGTTCACGTATGTTGAAGCGCATACTCCGGTATCGCGCCAGTTGAATGGGCCATACCTAGAAGCTCCAAACTTGTGAACCAGTGCAGCTTGCTCCATAGAATGCGGCGGGATTAATCCTAGTGGAGTTTTGAGTGCGCCAGCCGCGCCTTTCGGGTCGTTCGGTGTGTTCATAGAGATTATTTGTTTTTCAACAATCTTTTTTCAATCTTCTTTTCTACGGCGTCCTTGAATCGTTCAAGATCTGCGTCTCGGATAATTAGTCCGATTGTGTCCCTCCTTGCGTTCTTGGACTCCTTGTTTCTTGCTGAAGCCACCCCAAAAGGAATTTTATTCGATCTGGCTGTGTGCATTAGGCATTTCCCTTCAACGAGGTTCATCCCAGCAGGAATTTCTTCTTTGTCGAGATCAATATCTGGATTTCTGTCAATTGGTGTCATTTCGTTTATTGTTTTGTTTCTTCTCTCTATAAACAAGGTTTTTGAATTTGTTGGGGGTCACAAGCTCGCGCAACATTGGTTTTGGTTCGTTCCCAAAAGCATTCCAGTTGCCCATTTCTTGTAAATAGATCGCCAGTGCGTTTGCGTTCTGGTTGAGTATAGCCGTCCCAAGCATCTCCTTGATGAGTCCGGTTGGTTCGCCTCCAACAAGCTCCATTACAGTATGCAATTCAGCCCCCCAAGAGTCGATTTCCTTCTGTTTCCTGCGATTAAGAGCCTGTGCGTATTCCTGCCTGCTGAGGCGATTTTCAGCTTCCTTGTATGCGAATCTGGTGGGGTTGATTTGTCTCATGGTTGTTTTGCCCCGTATGAGGCGATTAGTAATGCGTCAGCGGTTGCGTGACTCACCTTGATTTGCGGGAACAACTCCTGAGCTTTGCGCTTGGATACGTTTTTGTCTCCCTTGGTCATGCACCCCATTGCTTTCTGCCAGACTTGCGGCCTGACTCGTTCAAATGGGATTCCCGCTGCCGTAAGTGCCATCTCAAGGTGTCCGAAGCCATTGCCAAAGGTGAAGCTAGAGACAACTCCCATTTGCGGCGAGCTGTGGACTTGCTCAAGGTAGGCACGGCAGTTCCCTTCGCTGGCAATGTCACGGAATAGCTCCCACAGGTCTTGCAACGTATCAGGCATTTTCTCGACGCAGGCTTTGCCGTCCTGAATCCATGCGATACCGCCATTGGTTCCGGGGTCGCAGCCGATTATTGTGTTCATGGGTTGCATTCGTTGGAGTTTTGCGACGGCGATCCGTCACCCATTGAGCTTTCTGGATAACTGGTTGCATCGATCACGGACATCCCGATCACCATCATACGGTGCTGGTATTCATGCACCACTCGGTCGTGCTCATTCCTCCATTGGTCGCGCTCGTTAAGCGTCTGGACATGAAGTTGTTGCTCCTCGCGTAGCTGGGAGCGGATCTCGTCGCCTGCATCTGCCAGCGTTGTCGACAACTTCCGCGCCTCGTCGCGCTCGCGCTCAACGTCGCGGATGGGATGCTTCTGGCAGGTAGCGACATGCTCGCGATATGCCTGCCCGCGTTGCTCCTCTGACAGCGGCGTCCCCGGCTCGTATCCGGTTGGCGCGTGGACTATCTCCCCGCACCACATGCAAGCCAGTTTCTTGACTGCAAGTTTAAGCAGGGCGTTAATTTGCCACTCGTCGCGCTCGCGCTCCATCGTTCTGCTGAGCTTCACAAGCACATCGGGAGCATTGTCTTCGGATAGGTAGCCGTCCTTATCTAGGATGGCGGCGAGGGCTTCATTTGTTTCGGGTGTGTCTGTGTTCATAGATTTAGTTGGTTGAGGGCTTCGTCGGCAATCTTAACTGCATTTGCCACGGGTGCTGGATACTCTGGTTGCGGAACTCCAAGTTCATTTTTGATGCTTCGCAGTGCCTCCGCCAGCCTGTCGCGTTGGTCAATAGCAGCCCATTTATCCTTACTGCGTTTTTTCAGTAATTGATTTTGGAATTGGTAAAGCTCTAGCCGGGACGCTAAAGCCCCCCGCGCCTCAGCAAGCTCCATAGCTAGACCAAGGTTGGCTTCGCGCAGCACCTCGACATCTTTTGGGAGCATCCCATCCGGTAGTCCTTCTGCTAGCTTGTCTGCATATATTTTCATTTCATCCCGCTGCTCCCGCGCAGCATAAATCATTTGTTCTAGCATGAGTGTCCCATTGTGGTTAGCCTCAATAGCCTCCGCTAGCTTGTCCCGTTCCTCCCTCGCCTCGTCTCGCTCGCGCTCTGCTTTGCGCACCTTGCCTTGAGCGATAACCATTTGGTCCGTTGCAATGACAAACGCCTGTCGCGCCTCGTCGCGCCCGCGTTCTAACTTGCGGGCGAAGTCAGCTAGGTTCCGTTCAAATTCCGGGTGGTCTTGGCAAGCTAGGCGGTTCCATTCTCCGTCTGTTTCGGGTGTGTCTGTGTTCATGGCTTCCATAGGTTGAGTGTTTTCAAAAAGGCTTCAGCACGTTGGGCTGCGGTGGCAAATACGATGTTAGCAACAAACTTTTGGAGTGCGTCCTCATAAAGCCGAATGGTTTGCGCCCCAGCCTTGATGATGATGGACTCGGCTGCTGCCATCGCGTTGAGGTCGTTGAGGTAGTCTGGGTAGTAGCCACAAAGGTGTTTGCCCTCTGGAGTTACCGTAGTGAATTCAGGAGGCTGGTCTTCGCCGTGGTAATACTCAGGGATGAACTTCCACCCACACGCTTCCGCGATGGCGATCCGTTGTGCTTCAGGATTCATGGTTTCCATAGGTTAAAAGTTGTTTAATCCAGTCGCCCCCAAGCATTTTCAATGGATAGTTTTCCTTGTCTTTTCGATTGCAAAGCCTCCACTCATTTTCGAAATCCTCCAAGTTCTTGATTTGTTGGAATATGAAATAATCTAGGTCTTGTTGTTGTTCAGAATTCATTCGTTCCAAAGTTTAAGTTTCAGCTTCTTTGCTAGTCCGATCACTGCGTCCAGTTCAACCTCGTCGGTAAAGCTATGGCTGGTCTCGGATTTGAACGCGACCCACTTTCCGTCTTCACGGCGTAGCGTCTTGATGCGCTTCTCTTCCTGCCATTTAAGGCGAGGGGACAAGTTGCCTCCTGTTTCTGGGAATAGGTCGCTCATATACGTTGCCCTGCGAGGATCATTTCAGATTTGTGACGCGCTACCTCAAGGCCACCGATCACTTCTACTAGGACGATTTTGCACCCCTTGAGGTCGTGCAACACCGTTCGCATCCACTCAACATCCTGCGGGTTTTCTTGGTTGTAGGGAGTTGTTAATGACAAATAGCCGTTTTTGTGTGCGTCAACTGGCGTTAAAATTTCAATTTCCATTTAATTGGCTTGTTGTGTTAGAGTTATTTGGTCTGTTGTCATAATGTAACTTGTAATGATTTGATGAAATAACCAATTGGCATCGGCTCTTGATTTAATGTTTTTGCGTTTCTCAGGTGTATATGTCTATCTTGGTGATGGCGAATGCAAAGCCAAATTACGTCCAAGGGCCTTGAATAATCCTCATGATGTCCTTGTGACTTTTCTTTCCCACAAGCCTCGCATGGCTGAGGTGTAAGCCATCCGTTTCGTATTGCATTCATGTATTCTCCGTATTTCGCTTTCCTCTCTCCGCGCGGGATCGTTTTTTTCTTGTATTTTTTTGCTAAGCCAAGGTCTCTGCGATTAGCTTCTTTATTTCGTTGCCGTTCACGCTCTTTAATTTGCCAGTTCGGATCAAGCATTTTTCGCTTGAAGTTTTCATCGGAGTCTTTCTTGGCGCATTCTTTGCATTTATTAAGATGCCCGTCAGCCATTTCTTTGTGCCGATAAAAATCTGACAACTCCTTTATTACATTACATTTAAAACACTTTTTCATGCGCCGTTAAAATAGTCAGAATAAAGGAGATTGTCAATTATTGTTTCACCGTTTTAGAAGGGGATAATATCTAAGTCGTCATCGTCCTGAGCTTGCGGTGCATACCCATTAGACTTCTCACTTCCGTGCATGCTTTGCCTTGGCGCATCCCAGTCCATGATCTTCGCGTTTCCGAGAATTGGCCCCTTTTCACCAGATGCTTTACGTTCCTTGCTGATCTTCTGGACGATGAACCCATCGTTTCCGTATTGGTCCTTTTCATCACGGATGAGCACCGAAATATTCAGGTATTTCTTGCCTGTCTTCGGAGACTCGTAAAGAGCCGTCTTGTCGATCTTGCTAACGTCTAGGCTGATATCAATTGTTTGTTTCATTGTTTTATGTATTTAGGTGTTTCGATTAATGCGATTCCTTCGATTTGTTTCGGCCAATGGTCTGTTGCAACGCAGGTTTGCCACTTCGCCACGGCATTCATATACCCGGTTCGACCGAGTTCAAGCAAATTCTCAGATAATTCCACCCATGCCGTTTCGTGCGGTGATTCCGTCTCAACGAAGCAGAAAACGAACCGTGTGCGCTTCTCTCCGCTTGCAGCGTTCCAGAGGTCGAGATAAAGCGCGGCTTGCCAATGGTAGCCACGGTTAACGATTGTCCGCTGGAGGGATTCTAGGCTCCCAATCTCCCCGGTCGTCTTGAGGTCAACTAGGCAGTCCAACCCATCCGGCACGATGTCAATTAGCCCCTTGATTTCCGTTGCCCCAATCTTGCCGAAAACAGCAACCTCGGTTTGGTATTTAGCGGCGAAATGGGCAAGGTAGTCATCCGTGACGGTCTCGGCAATGGAGAGGGCTTTGTCGATTTCGTCTCGTGATGTCAGGATTTTGCCGGATTCAGCCTGTGCGTCTTTCCATTCGCGTGCCTCCTTCGTGCGGAAGTCTGCGTAGGGAGAGATTGCGATGATTTGCTCTACCGTTTCCGGCTCCAGAGTCGCGGCGTGAATAAGCGTCCCTAGATCCATTGCCTTCGATGCCTCCCTTGGCTTGCTGTGTCGCCACTTGAAAGGAGACCTGTTGAAATCCCAGAGCAGAGACTTTGACACTGGCCCCGCCTTGGGGTTTGAAGGGGTAGCTGTGCGCTCGTAATACGTTTTGCCTAGTCCTTGCTCGATTTTCATATTGTTTCGATTTGTTCTACTTCTTGCATGCTGACGTTAATTTTCCATAAATGGCCCCAAACTTCTTTTGTCTGAACCCACTTGAAGAATTTTAGCATTGCTTCCTTGTGGTCTTCGGCTTCGATATGAAGAGTCCCCTTAAATAAATTGGCCGTTGACTCGTAATGTGCTGCATACACTTTCATTTGAATAGCTTTGTGAGGGTTGTGGCGATCTTGCCTAGTTTGCTGATTGCGCTTTTGTTTGGGTTCTTCAATGCGCCCAACAATGCCAATGTCATTTCGAGGTCGCTTCCGATTGCGCGGGTTTTCGTTTTAAACGGTGTGTGTGTAACTCTCATTTTGTTTGTTTTTTGTAGTTTGATAATGTGTTCAAAAGAATTATTGGAGGCGACACTCTAGTGGGGCTTTTGACGTTACAATAGCCGCTTGGCGGTTCACGGGGTCAAGAGCAATGCTCCCGATGATCCTTTGATTCGCCTTGCGCTCCATCTTGCGCTTGCGCCACACTGGAATGGGGATTTTCATCCGTCTGGTTGGCGTTTCGGGCTCCGGCTTGGGTTGCGCGGTCTTAAAAACGATGTGTGCTCCGGCCCGGTAAAGCGATTCCTCCATGTTGTTCATGATAGCTTAAGCATGGTGTCTGCCACGGTGTCCAAGAACCCGCTTTTCTTCAGCGTTTCCAGTCGCTCGCAAAGATCCACAAATTCCCGCAATCTGGTGATTTCCTTGTCATGCTCAGCACCAAGGAAAAACTTTCGCAGATCCTCCAGCGGTTTAAGCATCGCGGCCACTTCGGTGGTGGTCGTCATCCGCATCCCCCGCAGATTCTCGATCAATTCCTTTTTCATTGGCTTGATCTTGTCCATATTTTCGCCAATGCCTTCAACGGCTGACGCAAGTGCTTGTTTTGCTTCGTTTGTGTCTTCGATTAGTGTGTTCATTTCGTTTTTTATGGTTTTGGATTCTGTGATTGCCTTCTTTGCTATGAATGGAGCGACTCGATTCATATCCATCAATGGTCCACCGTCTCGGTCTTTCATGGTTGGGTGGTTTGCATACTGTAGCGGACCGCCATCTGTCATGTCTTTCGCCCACATATTATTTGGCTTTTAGAATTGCTGTTATTAGTTTTTGATAGTCTGAAGGTGAAAACCTGTCCTTGCTTTTCATTGCCATGCTTAGTAATGTCGGTTTCATTTCGTTTGTTTTGGTTAAGTTGGTTCCTCCCGCTGCGTCTATGACTCCCACTCCCACAAGATAAGTGTCATAATCCGCCGCTCACTTGAGCACGGGAGGATTTTTGCGGCATCACTCGATACCGCGAAATTGTTCAGGTTCGGCGTCCTCGACCTCTCGGTCTTTCGCCTCGTCGCGGAGGTGGTCTGCGAGGTCCAGCAGCCGCTCGTAGCGGTCGTATTTCTCGCAGAAACTGTCGTCTTCTGGGTCGTAATAGGTTCTCATGATTCAGTTCGTCTTAATGTTTTTAGCTATCGCCTCGAAAGTAGCGTTGAGGCTTTCGGGTGTTGTTTTTGGTTTCCGCTTGGCTGCAAAAGCCCTGTCAATGAGCGAAACCTTGTCTGTTGTGATTTCAGCAATTGTCGTCACGCCGTAATGCTTCAAAAATGCGGCCTCGTCAATTGCTAGTTCGTCCAAATCGCTTTTGATCGAGGACACTTGGCCCGGCGTGATTTTAGGATAAGCGACCCGCTGCGTAGTCGTAGCCGATTGCCCGTCGTCGTCCTCCTGTGCGACTCCTGCGAATGCGGCGAGGGCATAGCGCCTAAGGTAGGTTGTGGCCGCTCCAACGCCTTGCCCGTCATGTTTTGCCGGGACGCATGAGATTTCACCGCTAACGTATCCGCCGCTTGCATGGCAAATCGTCGTCGTAACGCTAACCTTGGTTCCATCGAATGACGGCGACTGAATAACGCTTAGACCGTTTGCAGCCATCACCGGGCGGACGGTATTCAAAACCTCCGCTAAGTCCGCATATCGGCTCTTGAAGTGTGGGTTGACGCTCCCTTTTGTTGCGTTTTCCACCTCTCCCTGCATTTTTGCAAGGGCGGCGAACAATTCAGGCGTGCTGTGTTCTAGTTGCATATTTATTTGTTTTCGTTTTGTTTTGTGCTGAATGCGTGTTCGTTTTAGCCGGGTTCGATCCGGGTTCAAGCTCAAATTTCAATTTGTTTCTCTTTTTTTTCGGGTTCCTGTTCGGCTCCGTATTGGCAGCGGCTTGAAATAGTTGCAAGCATCTTGGCAAATGAAACGTTCATTTCGGCTTCGTTCAAGATCCTCTGCCGCGCCCATATCACCGTGCTGTGACAAGTCCTGTTGCAACGGTTCGCAGTGTCCTGATATGGGTGGTAATCTGACCAGCACGCCATGACGACATGACGAGCCAAGGATGCGTATTTTGTCCTTTTCGGTCCTAAGATGTCCTCAGGGGAAACCCCGAAAACATCGGCGGTTTCGCTTAAAAGCCTGTTGAAATTGGTAATCATTTCCCTGTATTGTTGGCATTTCCGAGGTTTTTGATTCCCGTGTCGGTTCGCCGGAATTGGCGAATGATTCCAGCGGCAAACTTCCGACTGATTCCACCATAAGCCCCTGAAATGAAAAGAGTCGGCTCAATGCTCTTCCGCACCCCATTTTCCTGTTTCCATTTTGCGCGTAAAACGCAAAGGCTCACGTCCCCCTGCCCGTATTGGTTGCTGCTTTCACTTTTAGTTTTTCTCATTTTGTTTGTTTTCTATTGGTTTGTTTTTCTGTAGTGTTTTGCCATGTCAAATCCTGCGAGGGCGCAAGCGTCCGCCCATGCGAAATGCGAAGGTGATTTTTCCATGTCTTCCCATGCGTCCCTGCAAGCCTCCGTGTGAAGCCATGCCAGCCTTTCCGCCATCGTTTCCGGCGTTTGCTGCTCGTCGGTTTGCTTGTCGATCAAATCCCACCACCTTTGAGCGGAAGTAAACCAGCATCCCTCACGAGTGAACCTCTCAAGGGCCTGTTCTCGCGCCCACAAGGGGCCTTCAGGGTCTTCGCAGGGTTCTTCCCTCCCGTCATTGCATAGCGGGCAAGAACTCTCAGGATCGGGCCAATTACGGCTCCCGCATCGTGAGCAGGCAAATTTCATGCGTCCCCCCTTTCAAGATCTTGAATCATTTGCCAGTTTCCCAGCCAGATCGCGCCGTCCAATTGCTTGCATTCGTCACGCAGGAATCTGGATAATAGAGCCGCCTTAGCAATTTCAACGGAATCTTTAACCATTTGGGCTTTCCAGCCTTTAGGCCATTCCCCGAATAGAGTTTTGTCAGATCGTTTGGTTTCGATGTCTGCAATGAATCTTGCATTTTTGATGATCCAATCTTGTTGGCAGTATTCAATTTCATATTTGAGCTTGTTGTCGTCCATCAAGGCGAGCTTTTCCGCCTGTTTGCTTGTGATTTGTTTCATGCGTCCACCTTTCCGGTTGCTTTTGCGATTGCGGCTCTGGCGTTGTCCCACATTGCGCGGTCGTAGCTGTCAGCTTCCCGTGGTTCCTGTGGCATGAGCATTTGCAGGGCCTCAAGTAATTCCGGCGCGGCGGAAATAAGGCGAGCGTCAGAATGTGCCAATTCATCCACCCTGTAGATTCTTGCCAAAGTGCCAGTGGGGTGATCGGAAAATGTCTGGACAACAATCTGGCTTCCCTCATCTGTGATGTGCCAAGGACCGGGTGTGTGTGTGTGTGTCATGGTTTCGTTTTGTTTGTTTTCCTCATCAGTTGCGGAATTACCGCAAGACGCTTCTCAGCGTTTCGGAATTTATGGTGAGCAAGCGTCGTCGATCTGGCGGAATGTGAGCTTGCATAGATACCCCGACCAGTAAGCCCGGACGTGCGGCTCTGTGTCTTTTCTGGTGACGGCCCGAATTGCTTTCAGGGTGTTTTCTGCATGCGGAAACTCCCCGCTTTTCATTCCGCTTTTGAATTGTTCTTGAAGTGTCATCGTTTTGATTTGAAGTATTGGCGAGGGGTCGAACCTCGCCGGGTTTGGATTTAGAAGCAGGAAACGATGACACCGCCGTCAAACTCGATTACCGTGCCATGATCTTGAATGAATGAACGGATCAAATCGTCAATTTCTTTGTCTTCCTCGTCGCCGTCCAAGTCAATTCCGGCACGCTCAAGCGCAACAGCAAGGCAATCTTCGCCTTGGTATTCTTTCAGCCAATCTTGCAAGCTCGCGGACTCTGAGAAGTCGCAGCGAATGGCGCACACGTCTAGCTCCATTTCCTCGCCAGTTTCCTCCTCAAGCTGTTCCAAGTATTCCGCCAAGGCTTTCGCCCCGTTCCATGTCCAAGCGGCATTTTCGTCGGATTTAAGGGCGCGAGCGATATCTGAGGTGCTGAGTGTCGTTTTCATAGTTTGATTTATTTTGATTTGATTTGTGAGATTCGCCCTGCATCGCGGGTCACGTCTGTCGATATTGTTGTGAAGTTCGCCCTGCGTCGCGGGCCACGCTTGTCTATTTTAGGTATTGAATCAGCCCTGCATCGCGGGCCGCGTCTGTCGTTATGTTTCTTTTGATCGCCCTGCATCGCGGGCCGCGCTTGTCTTGTGGAGAGAATGGCGGAAAATTGCCGATACTCAAGAATTAAATTCTAATTCTTTTAAGCGTGAATAATTGCGGCGGCGCAGTAAATCACGGCACAGGCGGCCATGATTCCAAGGAAAATCCCCGGTGCTTTGCGCCAGCCAAAGATTGCGACCATTGCGACGAAAAAGACGGCGGGAATGATGAGGATTGAGGGATTCACTTTGCCCCCCCTTCCAAGCTCATAAGGACGTTTTCCTGAGAGTCAATCACCTTGTCTAGCTCTTCAATAGCCAGCCAGCCAGAATCATTCCCGCCATTTTCCCGCCATTTAGAGACAAGCACGGACCGTTCCGCATTTAGTCCGGCAATGAATTTGACCATGCCTTGGATTGTGGCATGACGGCTCGCATCGTAGCACATGGCTATTTGCCCGGCTTTGCTTGAGGGATTCACTTTGCCCCCCCTTCCAATGCAATCAGCTTCTCTGTGACCAGCTTGTCCACCTTTCTCATTTCCTGCCATTCGGCCATGTCGGCAGGATCTCCAAGCGTGGCAGTCGTGAACGACCAGATCACCTTGTGTTCGCTTGGCGAAATCCTCCCGGCGTCAACTAGCTCGGCAAGTGAAAGACCCGTCCAGTTTTTGTGATTCAATACTGATTCAGCTTTTTCGTCGTATGTTTTCATGGTTTTGTGTGTGTGTGTGTGTGATTATGCAAACTCGATCAGCTCAGATACCTCGTACCAGTACTCACGCTCCGAGGAGGACATGCGGATTAGCGTCTTGCAGGCAGATAAGGCTTCGTACTCAGAGGCGAATGTGTGAACAGTCACGCTCTCGCAGGGCGTGCAGCGGGAAATAATCCAAGCGGTTTTAGGTATGGCAGTCATGATGTATAAGGTCAGAGGCTAAGAGCGGCGCGGCGGCCAACTGAGAAGAACTTATCCCACCGGATTCCCATTGGCGAGAAAAAGTTCACAAAAAGCGAAAATACTTTCAAGACAAGCCACGAACCCAGGAAATACAAGGGATTCACAATTACCGGGAAAGCCGGACCACGAGCAAACGAGCCGGAACGCAGGCAAAGAACCTAGTACAAAAGACGCCGCCTCGGACTCTAAGAGGATGGCACAGCGTCTAGCGTAGCTCCTTATTGGTCGCTTGTCGGGATTTAGCGGGGACTAGGGAAGAGCAAGCAAGGGCAATCACCCGGAACGGCTCTGGGAAATGCCACGAATCAAGCCCGGTGAAATCCATTCCCACAAGACGCAGGATATCTTCAACGCGCACACTAGCAGAGTCAGAATCGACTCCGTCTCGTCCTCCGGAGGAATTTTAATCAGGTTTTTAAAAAGATGTCAAGTTTTCTGTATTTATGAACATTCCGCTGACATGGCACGAGGATCGTTTCTGACGCATCGGGTGTGATTCTGGGACCATGGCAAGGCCGGGCAATTCAAAGCGATTTTGATCTATCATCTCTCTATCAGGTCACTTGGCACGGCAATGCACAAGCGCAACAAATAAGCAGGTGCAAGCTACGTGCGACAAGCTAGGCAAGCGGGTGATTCAAACGAGCGTTTAACATGGCGCGATACATTAGCCAGGCACTAAGGTATCGGCGCGTATCAAACGGATGTTTCAATCGAACGATGGATTCAAACGAGCGTTGGGATTCTCACGTTGCTAATGAGACGCGGTCGCAGTAGGGGGGGAGGGGGTTGGAATTTCTTGCGCGGTGAAAAATCCTGAGCGATAAGCCTGCCAGACAATTTTTTGCCAAAGGGGCTTGACGGATTGGTTCTTTGCGGCTAGTTGGGAGCATGACTGAGAGCGCAAGTAGTGTATCGTTGATGTTGGGAGACTGCTTAGAGCGGTTGCGGGAGTTGCCTGACAATAGTGTTGATAGTGTGGTGACTGACCCTCCGTATGGGTTGAGTTTCATGGGGAAGAAGTGGGATTACGATGTGCCGAGTGTTGAGGTGTGGAAGGAGTGTTTAAGGGTGTTGAAGCCGGGTGGGCATTTACTGGCTTTTGCGGGGACGAGGACGCAGCATCGGATGGCGGTAAGGATTGAGGATGCGGGTTTTGAGATTCGGGACATGATTGCTTGGGTGTATGGGAGTGGGTTCCCGAAGTCGCTGGATGTGAGCAAGGCTATTGACAAGGCGGCGGGGGCAGATCGTGAAGTAGTTGATACTTATTCACGATCAGGAAGAAGCGGTGGAATACTAGGCAAAGAAACAGAAATAATTAAAAACATCACTACCCCCTCCACCAAAGCCGCCAAGCAATGGCAAGGCTGGGGAACCGCCCTCAAGCCCGCGCTGGAGCCAATCACCGTAGCCCGCAAGCCTCTCGGTGAAAAGACGGTAGCGGCAAACGTGCTGGCGCATGGGACGGGGGCGATCAATGTGGATGGGTGCAGGGTAGGAACGGAAACGATTACACAACGATTAGCCACGGTTGTTGGAGGGAAATCAATAGGAGAAAAAGCTGTTGGAGTTCCTCAAAAAGAAACTGGTGAAACAACTCAAACTATTGGCCGCTGGCCAGCCAACCTAATCCACGACGGCAGCGACGAGGTGGTGGGGTTGTTTCCATCTGATAAGCAAGGTTCAGCATCACGTTTTTTTTATGTGCCTAAAGCCAGCAAGAAGGATCGGGACGAGGGATGCGAGGGGTTGGAAGGGCGGGATGTTTACAGTGAAGCCGCCGCTACCCCGATGCGCGATAACCGAGAGCAAGTGCAACGCCGCAACCACCACCCCACCGTCAAGCCCACCGCCCTCATGCGCTACCTATGCAGGCTCGTTACACCTCCTGAGGGTATCGTGCTCGATCCCTTCATGGGCAGCGGTAGCACCGGCAAGGCAGCGGTGCTGGAGGGCTTTCAATTTATCGGCGTAGAGCGCGATAAGGAATACATGAAGATTGCGAAGAGTCGTATAGCTGCGGCCATAATGAACGTGCTTGACAAGAATGTGTAATGTGTTACTTTGCGCGTGAACCATTGCGTGTTGCGGTGGTGATACATTAATACATTTATGGCGAGTCCGACTAGTTACGACCTTCAAGGCCAAGGCGGAGGCATTGTGCTTTCCACTGCGGCAACTACTTACACTGGCAAGATCCGCTGGATTCAGGTGGTCAATGACGCTGTGTTGGCTACTGTGGCTAGCGCGTCTGGGAGCATCACGGGTGCATCGAGGTTGCAAACCATTACCCTTCCTGCGGGCTTGGGTATTGGTGGTGACTTTAGCTCCGTGGTCCTGACATCCGGTGTGGTGATTGTCTACTACGCGTAATGTCCCAGTTTGCCCAGAGTGGTAGCCCGATGGATGCTGCGATTGGCGAAGACGCTGATCGTTTCTTTGAGCGCGTGAACCAGAGGCTTCAACTTAACCAACTCCAAGAGGGTGAGGTTCGGGAGTCTTTGAATGGGCGCATGGAGGGGTATTGGAAGCCACGGAAGAACGTGGTGAGTAGGACAGGTGCGTTAACTACGGGAGGTTCTCCCTTGCAGCTGCCATTTCTTCTGCTGGCTACAGATCCTGTTGCAATTAGCAATGCTGTAGCCTCAACAAATACGGTAACAATTACAACGGCCTCTATTCACGGATTTACGGTTGGTGATTTTGTTTCAGTTCTTGATTTAGGTTTCTCAAGCGGACCTAATCCAAATGGTTTGATCCAGATTACAGCGGTAGCAACCACAACCTCCTTTGCCTATGCGTTGACGGGTGCTGCTGGAACATATACCTTTGTTTCCGCAACAACAAGCAGAATGGGGAGGACAATTACAGCCGCTACATTTACAGCGGCTGCTGGAGTAACCCCTGCGTTTATCACGTTCACAATATCCGGAGACCCATTTATATCGCCGGACAATATCGGTGAGATTGGAAAAACAGTTTTGAGTGGATTGGTTTTTACGGGTGAAGACCTAAACGGCATAAGACAGCTTGAGGTTATTACCACAACAACCCTAAAACTGGTAATAACTGGAACTACAAGTGTAGTTACCCTTGGGACAAGCCCAAGAATGACGCAGCTTTTAATCAACGACGACGCTGCGGCCAATGTCCGTGCATCCTGCTTGTTCAGCGATCCAAACGACAGCAACAAGGAGTATGTGATTATTGCTCTGGATACTGTCGCCAAGAAGATCGACTTGGATGGTTACTCGATTACAGACATCCCGTATCCTTCTGGAGAAGCTCTTGGTGCTGACACCGACATGATTCAGGTGTTTGACAAGGTGATGCTATTCCGTGATGGGCAACAAGCCTTGGAGTGGTTTCCCAATGGCCGGCCAATTCTTTCAGCGAGTTCAAATGCCACGGCTAGCCCAAATACTGTTGTCACGGTAAACCTCAGAGAACACGGGCTAATAGTAGGGACCTTAATCACGATTACTGGACTTACTGGCGGGACACCCCCAGATGGAGACTACGCTGTTGCCACTGTAGTTGACCAAGACACATTTACCTTTCTGGCGGCAGGCATATCCACTAGCACGACGTTTGTTGCTACTGTTGCTACGGCTACTGATGGGTTCACACTATCTCCCGGTGGAGCATATACTCAGCCACAGACATTTAACATCACGGAAAGAGACGTGGATGTGGCTGGCGGATTGGTAACTGCGACAGTAACGGGCAACGTTACGGTTAAGGCCGGAGATGTTATTGTTGTCCGTCAAGCAACAACTCCCGATTTTGCCGAAATGGTTGGCAAAGAATATCAAGTTGTAGAGGCAACAACTACCACAATCAAGTGGTATGCGCCAGTAGGGAATTATAATACAAACACAACTTCAGACGTTTTCGAGTTTGGGGGAAGGTTCAGCGTAGGCGGTGGATTCATGCACCAACCGGGTGCACCGTGGGGTGTTCATTTCCAACGCCGCTTGTGGGTTCCGTTTTACTACGACCAGTCTGGGGCTTATAATGCAGTTGCATACGCTAGCCGCAAGATTACTGACGAGATTTCCGTGTCTGACATCCTCGATACGACTACATTCGACCAAATCGAGAACCAATTCCGTGTAAGTGGCGGAACTGCCGACTACGTGGTTGCAATGCACGGCTTTTATGACGACGGGTTGGTTGTCCTCAACAGGAATAGCCTCCATATTGTCAAGGGAACGCTTGGAGGCCTTCTGGATGTCACCGTCAAGGAACTTACATCTGAGATTGGATGCCTAGCTCGCAAGTCTGTTGTCATGCGCGGCAATGCAATGCTGTTTTTGTCTGACGATGGCGTGTATGGGATTGAGTTTCTTAACGATTACAACCTGCGAGGCACTGAAGAACCACTTTCCAAGAACATTCAGCCGTATATCGACCGGATCAATGATGATTACTCTGACCGAGCAGTGGGAGTCTTGTTTGAAAACAGGTATTACCTTGCTGTCCCGCTAGATTCAGTTCCGGGAGCGGGTGACGCATATGGGAACAACGCCATTTTGGTGTATAACTTCCTAAATAAAGGGTGGGAATCACTAGATACCTTTGGTGATTCTAGGTTCTTGATTAAAGACTTCGTGATTGGCAGCGCAAGCGAGAGGAACAACCTCTATGCGGTGACATCCAATGGCGGGCTGCATCAAATCGAAGCATTCGAAAGCTCCAATGACACTCTGAACATAGACAACTCTGCGGCTGTTGTGTCCCCAACAATCAATGCGTCTCTTACGACTAGGGGATACGACCTCGGGACAATGGAACGCAAACGGTTTACCGACGCACAGGTCAACATCCAGTCCCTTCCCGGCCAAAACTCGGAATATAACATTGCGTTTGCAGCGGAAGATCCTGACGACGCTCAATCCATAGGCACAACTACAACTTTGCTTGGTGGGTTGCTTACCCCTAGCACAGCTACTGAGGCTGAGACGGCAAGCATCCGGTGTAGGTTGGGTGGTATCAGGGGCTTTACAGGAACAATGATCTTGACAAGAACTATCGGATCACCCAAGGTCAACTCAGTAAAGGTAGCTGGTTCAGTCACCAATAGACAAATCATTTCACAAAGATAAAGTATGGGAGCAATTGATACAACTTACACCTTCACGGCTACTGACGTAATCACTAGCACGAAGATGAATAACATCCTCGATCAAAGCACTATTACGGCTACTGCTATTTTCAACTCGACGCTTTCTATTGCTAGTGGAAAACTCCTTGTTGCTGCTGGCGGTGTTACATCAAACGAGCTTGCAGCAGATGCGGTTACAACAATTGCAATTCTTGATGGCGCAGTAACCCAAGCCAAAGCATCTAATATGCTTATTCCTGCTGGTGCAATTATGCCATTTGCTATGAATAGTGCGCCGACAGGATGGTTGGCTGCTGATGGCACTGCTGTATCTCGCTCTACTTATGCAACTTTATTTGCGGCAATAGCCACGACTTATGGCGTTGGAGATGGATCAACAACTTTTAATCTTCCTGACCTGCGTGGTTATTTTGTTCGAGGTGCAGGGACTAACTCAGATGGAACTGCGGCTGGATCTTTTGCTGCAAAACAAGCAGATGAGCTTAAAAGCCATTTTCACGCAGATGGTGCTGTGAATACAGGGTTCCAAGCCCAACAAGGAACCTCCCTTGGAGGTTATACTAACACAACAAACACAGCCTCGACTGGCGGCGCAGAAACCCGCCCCAAAAACATTGCAATGCTTTACTGCATTAAGTATTAAATGAACGCCCACTTTGAGAATGCAGCACAAATATATGGCGAAGACTTTCACAAACTTTTGTATTGGCACTTAGCAGCCTTGATTACCCTTTATGACTAGTCAACTAGAAGCACCAGAAAAAGAAAACAATCACGGAAACGTGGTTGGTTCTAAAGTGCCGACTATTGAAGAGATTGCTGCCGCGTCTCCAGTTGAGCAACTCGAATATCAATTATCTCAAATGCCAGATGGGTTTTTCCCTACTGAACATTTGTTTCTTCATGGAATGTATATCCGAAAGATATTTATGCCAGCGGGATCGTTGCTTACGAGTATGCAGCATAAAACAACACATCCTTTTGTGATTCTGTCTGGTAAATTGCGTGTCATGGATCAGATGGAAGCAGTGGAATACGAAGCTCCATTTATTGGTGTTACTGAAGCTGGAACAAAAAGAGTTCTTTACATTCACGAAGATACAACTTGGCTCACGTTCCACGCTAATCCGGAGAATATCAGCGATCCTGATGAGATGGTTGAATATTTGACTTATCCAAATAAAAACCCGCTTTTCGATAAAGATGATGAAAGAATTAATTCGTGGAAAAAAAATAGATACGAGCAAGAAGGAATTAAAATAATGGAAACTTATACGGAAAACACAATTAACGACTCCGGAGGTGAGTTGAGCTAATGTCTTTTTTAGCAGTGGGAACAGCAGTAGTTGGGGGTGCGGTATCCGCATACGGTGCAAAGCAAGCAAGAAAAGGTAACAAAGCACCTGAGCCAGTTGATATTTTTCGATCCGACAGAAGCGGAACCAACCTTGCAGGCAGGCAAGCTACTGGTCTGCTTGATTATTATGGTCAAAACATCCCGGGATTCCTTGCACTTCAGGACAGGTTCGGGCCTCAACTCATGGGCCAAATGTTCGGGCAAACCGGGCAATTCCTTGGTGGTGTTGACGGTCAACCGGGCTTCCAAGGGCTTCAACTAAGCACATCGCAACAAGCAGGTAAAACCTTAGAGCAGCTTCGCGCTGAAGAACTTGGCCAAATGACAGGTCAGGCTGGTATGACGCGAGGCTTGATGCAAGCACTTTCGCCAGAACAAGCAGCCGCAGTTCAAGCATCTGCCCAAGAGGCAGAACGAGCTAGGGCATCAGCACAAGGCGTAACTCCAGAAGAGCGTCGGGGATACGAGCAACAAGCGCGAGAGACGTTCCAAGCATCTGGACGGCTTGGAGGAAACCTTGGTATCGTCAGCGAAGCAATGGGGCGTGAGGATGTCATGGCTCGTAAGCGGGCGGAAGCAGCACAAGCTGGACAACGTGCATACTCCCAAGCTGGTGAGTTTTACACGAATCCCGGACTGCAAGCTCTCCGCACTGCCCCATTGTCGTATGGTGCTGGACAACAAGATCTTCGCACTGCTTTAACCCTTGGGCCGGAAGCAGCAGGTGGATTTGATTTTAACATGCCGCTTAACCTTGCCCAACAACAAGCCGGAGCGCAGAATCAAGCGAACCAAGCAAATTACCAAATCAACGCTGCAAACCAACAAGCCAAAGCGCAGATGTGGAGCAGTCTTGGAAGTGGGATTTCAGGACTTGGTAGCTCTATCGGAGGTAATTTTGCCGCGCCGGGATCAATGACAGCAGGGAATATGGGAACTTATGCTGGTAACTTTGGTAGGAGCATGACGGGTCAACCACTTAGAGCATACACAGTTTAAAATTATGGCACTATTCGGAGGAGACGTAAGAACAACCCCGTATCAGGCTCCAGATTATTCTGGGTCTGTTGCGGCGGCGCGTGAGCAATCCATGGCTGGGGCGCAAGGTGTTGCAAAAGGAATCGGTCAAGTTACTGACTACTTCAAGCAACAAGGCGAAAAGAAAAAGCTAATCAAGCAAAGCGACATTCAGATTGACGCTGCTTTGAAGCTATTTCCTGAAATGGCTAGTGTGCTTCAACCGTATAAAGATCAAATCCGCGATGAGAATGTCTCATTGGATGAAAGATCGTTTATTGCGGGCCAAACTGGAGACTTCATTACTAATTCGCTAAACATGATGAAAATGAAGTCAGCAATGGAACTAGCCAGCGAACGCGAAGCTCGGATGGGCGCACAAACTGCTGTTGCAGGCGGTCCTCAAGATCAAGCGGATGGATACACCGTTCCTTAACAGAACAATTACATAAATTCATAATGGACTTTGGAACTTACTTGAAACAAGAGCTTGGATATCAATCAGGGCAATTTATACCTCGGCGCGAAGCTCAGGCATTGCAGGCAAAATACAATAAATACATTCAGGACGCAGAAGAAAAACTTGAATCTACTAATGCGGCTAAAGCCCGACAAGTAGCAGCGGACATACAAATGGCCGAAACAGTAAAACAAAGCAAGGAAGCTGGAGTTGAAATCCCCCAAGACAGAATTTCCGCTGCTTTAGGACTGATGCAAACAGGGCAACAAGAGAAAGCACTTGAACTTGCCGGGCAGCCACTGGCTATCAAGCAAGCTGAGGATACAAAAAGAACCCTAAAAGAAGAAGAAGAGCGTAAAAGTAACGAGGTTAAATTAGCAGGTAGTGAAGCAGCATTGAGAGCGGCTGGTGACGCTTCTTATGCAATTAAAACAATAAACGAGTTGACATCTTCACCCGGATTTTCGGGTGTTTTCGGGGCAAAATCTGGATTCAAGTGGTTGCCGGGAACCAAGGCTAGAGATGCTGAAGCATCAAGAAAAACAATAGTTTCGTTAGCCACTACTGACAGCATGAGGAAATTCCAAGGATTAGGTTCTATGTCTGATGCGGAATTCGCCGTAGCCAAATCAGCGGCGACAAAACTAGAGGACACATATATTTCAGATGAAGCAGCCGCTCAAGAGTTAAACAGGCTTAGAGATTATTTTTCCACCTCAATTCGACGCGCAGAAGAGCTAGGTAAAATTCCAAAAGGCAGTTCAGAGAAAATGATTAGCGAAGCAATGGCGAACCTAGCCAAATCAAAAGTATCATCGACCGAAGAGACCGCGACACCAAAGACAAAAACTGAATTGCTCAGGGCAAACATTAAGTGAAATGGAAAACCAAGAAGACGAGCAGGTAGATCCAGAGACCAGCAAGCTTGAACAAGGTGCTATTTTTGAGTATCTTGAACAAGAGCAGGGTAATTTACAAGCACAGAAGGATGCTGCCAAACCACCAAATTGGAGAGAGCTTGAACTAAGCGATCCTAGAATTGTTGCGCCTGAATATCAAATTCCAGAGTTTGCCACCGAAGAAGGAATGAAGGCCCGAGGATTGCTTGACTCAAATGGAGAAGCAACTCCCCTTGGCAGTGATTATTTGTTGATGGAGGAACGTGGCTTAATTAAGGATGGTGCTCTTACGGAAAAGGGAGTTGCTTTCACCACTCCAGACGAAGATCTTTTGCCTACGTCTAAAATGGATGCTGGGACAATGCTTGACCCTAATGACCCAGAGAATCTGGAGCGGTTTTCAAAGTGGAAGATTCGTGAGGAGGCTAGGCTTAATGAAAAACCTGAAGATGAAGGTAATGCTATCATGAACATCTTCAAGGGAATTGGTGAGATGGGGAAATCAATTATCGCTGTTACGGCATCACCTCTTGGTGGCCTCACTCTTGACCAGCGGACTGCCGCAATCGCAAAAATTGCAGAGGGTGCTGCCGAAACGGCAGTAACGTCATCTGGAAAACTTGGGGCTTTTCTTGATAAGAACGTTATCAACCCGGCCCGCAAAGCACTTGGTGCAACTGACGAGCAAATCAAAGTTGACAACTTGTGGGGAAAGTTTGTTGTAGACACTCGAGACGCTTTATACGAAGACGTTACAGCAGAGAAAACTTGGGATGCCCTCACGGCAACAACGCAAGCGGTTGAAATGCGTGCAAGGGCATCGGAAGACTACACTCGTCAATTTGGTCCTGTTGATGGAGCGAGGAAAATGGCGGAAATGGATCGTGGGGCATACGCAGCTGGAGGCATGGTTACAGATGTTCCGGGATTAGCAGTTGGGGCTTTGACGGTTGGTGGAGGAAAATTGCTCTCTTTGGGAAGGACTATTAAAACAGCCAAGTTTGCCAAAGAAGCTGCAGCTGCAAGCACAAATCTCGGAAGACTTGGAGAAGCGTCAACTTTAATTGCAAAGAACATTGACGAGGCTACGGCTAGTGTTTCGGTTTTCCAGAAGCAATTGGATGACGCGCTACTTGTTGGCAATACAGAAGCTGCCGGATTGGCGAAGTCTCAACTCGACAATGTAACAGCAACAATTGGTGAGTCGCAAACTCGATTAGGATTAGTAAGCGATGGCATCAAGCATAACGAAGGTATCGTTCAAAGCGCATCGACTAAAATTGACGACCTCAACGCTCCAAGCATGGTTGGCAGGAAGATAACTAGCGGTGCAGCCAAAAAGGTTGCTGACGCGGCGGATGCTCTTGGCAACGGGTTTTTGTGGACAAACCGTAAGCTAAGAGCAATTGAAAGAGGGATTGGAATGGGAAGGCTTCCATATCTTGTTCACGCGGCGGGTGTTGCAACACTTGGGACGGCTTATAAGGTTTATGGTGCAATCCGTGTCGGATCACTTGTCGCTGCACCTCTATTAAAAAAGGCGGCGGCGTTCTCCAACATTGTTGGTGACGAGATGCTTCAGCTTACGAACAGCTCTCCATTCTGGAGGCGTGTTGCCGCAAATGAAGACGCTGGTCGCATGACGAAAGCGTTTGGTGGGTTGATGGATTACACCACTCCTATTACCAGAGGAGTTGTTGGCGCGGCCAAGGGGACAGCACATGCGCTTCCGGCGATGACGCTGTATGAAGCAATCAACTCGCAAGGGCTAGATGAGAACGCAATGGAGCGAGCGGGAGCGGGTGCGTTTGTCTTTGGATCTTTTGGCAGAGTAATTGGAAGCAGGAACAACTGGAATCAAGTAAAGAACAACGAGTTCTACAACTTTAGAAACAAAGTAAAGGCAACCAATCCAGAAGGATTCCGGCAATTTGAGTCTGTTCCATACAGAGACGTTAAGCAATTTGCATCTTCCATTGATGCCGCTTATCCCGGAATGTTTGATTCTTGGAGATTCGTTAAAGATGGCAATAGCAAGTTTGATCCAGTAAACAAGCAAGCAACAATCAACTATAATGATCGTGCTGGCATTGTGAAGGCTGCGGCTGCTCACGAAGCTCTTCATGGAATTCAGTTTAAGCATCAAAGCGATGGTGCTGTGGCATCCCTAATGCTTGGTGACGAAACGCGCAAGGGGCTTGTGCGCAATACAGATGGCAGTCTTGACCCTGAGTTCAAGCAATTCTGGGATGAGTATAATTCACGACTGGACGCGCAAGGATTGCCAAAGATCGACATTAACGACGCGGCGATTGAGTATTTTACCGACAACGGAGCGCAAACACTATTTGAGGATGTTCTGGGAGGAGGCTTGTATAAGGCTTCACAAAAAACTCCTCTCAGGCGCAGCATTGAAAGCGTGTTTAAGTCAACAATGGCGGCGACTCCAATCGTGAAAAACCTTCACTTCAAACTTGGTGGAGCAACAGACAATCTTGGTCGTATGGTGGATGGTTCAGGATTACTCGCCAAGGGCATGAAGGAGCTTCCAGAAGTTAAGGCGATGATTCGCAACATGTATCGTGAATCGGCTGGGCTTCCAAAACAAGCCCCTAAGCCACAGATCATTAAAGATGCCCCATCCCAAGATCCAAAGCACTATAAGGGCGGAGAGATAATCAGGAAGGCCAATGAGGAAGCCGTCCAAGGTGGAGCTCCGCTTCCAGACAACGTGCTTAATCCAGACGCTAATGGGAATGGGTTTGGATACTTGACGGACGGTGCAATTAAAGGGCTTGATAAAAGCGGCGTTATTGCCAATGGAGACTTTGCTGGAGTTATTGCAATCAACAGCTCTATGGGGACGCCATCGTCATATCTTCTTACGGACAAACCGATAGAACAAGGCAGATCAGTTCAAGTTGAGGGAATCACATCAAACAATATTGTTCCGATTAACTGGGAATTGAAAAATGGCCGTCTTTATCTTGTCGGAATGGACATGGTTCAGTTGAAGTTAAACATCGCAAAAGCGGTGAAAAGCAGCATCGCCAAAAAACTTGGGATGAAGTATGCTGACATCTTAAACGATATTGACAATTCAGCACTGCTTCACGCAAAGAATCAAACTACTGATGCTTACTTCCAAAGCAAAGATCCTAAGAATTGGGAAAAGCGTAAGAACTTCATCAACTCCGTTCAAGGTCTTCTTACTGAGTCGCAAAAGAAAACAAACCCTCTATTTGATAAAAGAAATCTCAATAAGACTTCTGGTATCTACCGGACGTTTGCATGGGACCGCCTTGGGGACAAGATCCAAATGACTGGCGAGGTTGCTGTTCCTTACGGGCAAAACTCGTATTACAGCTTGCGAGACAACTTGATGCCTCAGCCTCCACGGATGAACCGAAATGGGGAGCTAGTTATCGAGATCCCGCCAATCTCTAAGGGTAAAAAATCATCAAATTCAATTTCACTCTTGCTTTCTGGCGCAGCATCGCGTCAAATGCAGCGGGAAGACCAGAATGAAAACAACTACCAAAAACTACAATCTAATGTTATCGCCAGTGTTGAAGATTCCTTATCAAATCAAGAGCGCAAAAAAACACTGAGTGTTTTGGGAGAAAATTCGTGGAATCACAACACTTCCGGTAAATTTGTGGAGCAGATCGCTGATTGGGTTGTGTCTCCTAAGTCCGTATCTCCACGATTACATGAAATTATTTCAAAAACTTGGTCAGGTCTAAGTAAAAAATTAAATTCAAATACTGTTGTTGTTAGTTTAAGATCAAGTCTAGCACCTAGAGGTTCAATCAGAAAAGTCCCCGTAATGAAATCATTGCCAGTTTCAGCACCTGTTGATTACGATGGGAAAATTGAAATACCTAAATATAGTCCGACAACTGATGAATCTAAGCAAATACAAATGATTAAATCTTCTTTGTATGCTTCTGATGATGAGCAACTTCCCACAATTATTCCAAGCGCGAATCTTGAAGAGATTCCTAAAATTAAAGATCCTGCCAAAAATAACGAAATCATCGCATCGTCAATTTCAGCAATAACATCTGAATGGATTGTTAAAAACAAAGACAATAATGATGCTCCATTTGCAATAGCCGATAAAAACAATGGATCTATTATGTTTTTCAATAAGAATGGACATTTAGTTTCAAGTGTTCCAGCATTATTTGGAAGAAAAAAAGGAGATGACATAATAACTACTGGCGAAGTATCGCACAGAACTCCAGCTGGAAGATTTGACGCCAAAAGATACGACTCTGAAGATTATGGCCCATCATTAAGATTTGATCGTGTTGGAACAAATAATTTTTTAATCCATCGCATTCCTTCAAAATCAATAACAGCTACGCCGGAACAACGAAGAAAGGCACTTAAATCACAAGATGCGCAAGATAATAGGATAACAAGCGGCTGCATCAATTTAGATCCAGATGCTGTTCCGGGAGCAATTTCTCACTTTGAGAATGGTGGAATTTTATATATATTGCCTGAAACTAATGAAGGAAAATCAAAATCTTCGGCATTTAGAAACATTCCACAAATCAAGGATAAATGATGAGTGATGATCCAAACGAAAAGCTGAAGGCAGATTACGTTGACGAGCGAGGAGACAAGTCCGCGTGGTTTCTTGAGGTCAAGGAGCGTGCAAAGCTAAATCCTTCAAACTGCGTCGAGCACTATGCCCCAAACAAGGCCGCAATGGCCCTGTGGCTGGCCGCACAAGGCGCGAGGATAACCGACATCCAAAAGAAGACGGGACTCGGCAGGGAGACCATCAGGGGGCTGCAATGGCGTCATAACGACACGCTGGAGACAAAGCGCAAGGAATTCTCGATGAGATACGCGATTGCGGCTCAGGATTACACGGATTTGCTATTTGAGCGTTCCCAACAGTTGTTTGATAATCCTGACGAACTTGCCAAGATCAGCCCTGATAAGCTAGCCGTAACGGTTGGCATCCTTACCGACAAGGCCGCGCAACTCACGGGCATGGCGTCTTCAATCGTGGAGCATCGCAAGGGGGCAAGCCTAGATGACGCTGCCAAGATGATCTTTGACGCTAAGGCGCGTATTGCCAGCAAAATCAGGGAAGACGCAATCGAAGCGGAGATTCTATGATCTGGAAAAAGCACGCAATCCTAACGCCACCTACCGATGAGGAGATGGTGCAAATGGAGCCTGACGAGCTGATCGGACTTCACTCAGTTTACCATGAGGCGATTGAGAATGCTGAGAAAGACCCGTATCACTACGGTTTCCGCCTTCCGCATTGGGGCAAGGCTGAAGAGCAGTTGTTCGAGGTCAACGAGATCCTTGCGCTAGGAGGCAACCGCAGTGGCAAGACGCAGTGGGGAGCATTCTCAGTTGTCCGTGCTGCCATTGAGAATCCAAAGTCTGAAATCTTCTGCTTCGCGCAGACTTCCGAGGTCAGCATTCGCCAGCAACAAAGTGCCGTTTGGGACTGGTTGCCAGAGAACCTCAAAACCAAGCAGACTAGCGCAAATACTTACATTTCCTACAAGAAGAAGACCGGGTTCACGGACTCGTCGCTAATCCTTCCAAACGGTTCCCAGATCATCTTCAAGACATATTCGCAGTATCAGAACAATCCGACGATTCTGGAAGGCGCGGAACTTGGATCTAAGAATGCTGTGTGGCATAACATTGGAGTGTGGCTCGATGAATATCTTTTGGGGCCAGAGTTAATCAATACGCTCAGGTTCCGACTAGCCACGCGGAACTCAAAGTTGCTGGTGACGTTCACTCCGATTGACGGTTGGACGGAAGTCATCAAGGAGTATCTTGATGGAGCGACGACCATTGAGTCTCGCCCGGCTGAACTGCTTAACGGGGAGTTGGTTCCATACGTCCAGAAGTCTAAGAGGCTTAACGCGTCAGTGCATTACTTCCACTCTCAGGACAATGCTTTTGGCGGATACGACCGAATCAAGGAGACGCTGGCAGGACGCACGCGGGAGGAAATCCTCATTCGCGCCTATGGAGTGCCGATGAAGTCCCATGCGACTAAATTCCCTAAGTTCAACAAGGTTGTCAACGTGGTCTCCCCCGACACTATTCCAACTAAAAACATTACGCGCTACCATATCATTGACCCTGCTGGAGCAAAGAATTGGTTCATGTGCTGGATCGCCATTGACGAGAGCGGAACCTTCTGGGTTTACCGTGAGTGGCCGGGAGTTGACGTTGGTGACTGGGCGGAATGGAAAAGCGGCAAGTGGATGCCGGGGCCGGGAGCCAAGGGGCAAGGTTTTGGTATCCGTGACTACATTGAGTCTATTCAAGAGATGGAGGGTGACGAGGAGATCTTTGAGCGATTGATTGACCCTCGTCTTGGGGCAGCAAAGTATCAAGCGCAAGACGGATCATCTTCAATCATCGAGGATCTAAATGAATCCGGCATGGTTTGCATCCCCGCCCCCGGACTTGACATTGACGACGGATTGCAAGCACTTATCGGCAAAATGTCATGGGATACGACTAAGCCGCTGGATTCTGTCAACAGACCGCATTTCTATGTCAGTAGCGACTGCGAGAACATAATTCAGGCACTCAGCGAATACACGGGCGAAGGTGGACTAAAAGAAGCGTGGAAAGATCCTATTGACGTTTGCCGATACGCCGCGATTGCTAATCTCGATCATGTTGACAACAGCCAGTCATTTGTTACAACTCATGGGTCTGGAGGATATTAATTATGGAAACCGAGCCTAAACCATTAACTGCGAAGGGGTTTGTCTTAGACGTTCTGAAAGAGGCTTACTTCCGCCGAGCAAGAGACGAGAAGCTTGGAAGCACCAAAAGAATCACCCAAGAACTAGATATTTTACAATCAGTCATTAAAGACTTTCAGAAAACACTTCCAAATGAATCCACCGACACCTAAGAAAGCAGCCAAACGAGGTCGCCCCGCAAAGAAGACAATCACCATTGATGAGTCTTCATGCAGCCTTGACAGCCTTATCAATCAACAAATTTATGAGGATTTCATTGTTATGCGTGTTTGCAACAACCCAAGCTGGGTCATTGTGCGTATGGATGGATTAGCAGTTCCAGTGAAATGTCCGGCACGCTTATCAAATAAACTTGTTGGCAAACGCATTAAAGTGTGCTTAGTATCTGCCGACCCCGAAGACTTTTACGAATACGCATCATGATTGAATCACAAGAAATTGAAGACGAGTCGCTTGTCTATGCAGACAAAGAACCAGATATCGCTGTATTGACTAATGCTTATGACACATGCCTGCTTGATCTTGAATATTATTTTGAGTCTTGTCTACGCTCTTACAATGATCGGCGCAATATTTGGGATGGTAAGTCTGACGATCTTCGCAAGAACGGAGCAAACGCATTCCCGTGGCAAGGTGCTTCAGATCAAGAGGTTAACGTGGTTGGTGAACGGATTGACATGTATGTGTCTCTGTTTGACCAAGCTCTCCAGCGCAGCCACATCAAGGCGTTTCCAACGTCTATGGCATCAATGCCACGAGCTTCTGTTGTGTCGTCGTTCCTTAAGTGGATGCGCTCGACCTACATTCCTGACTTCAAGAACCAAATGGAGTTGGGTGCGAACTATTTGCTAGAGAAGGGGATTATGGTATCCTATGTCGGATGGAAGCGAGAAAAAAGGACATATTTGCAACAAGTAACCATCGAACAGATTGCCCAACAATCTCCTGATCTAGCGAACCTTATTATTGATGGTGACGATGACGAGATGCTTCTTGGATTGATCCAGCAAGCATTTCCAGACTTGTCGAACAAGCGAACAAAGAAAGCAATCAGGGAGCTGCGAAAGACAGGGACCTCTGAAATCCCAATTCCACGCCAAACCGTTGATTGCCCGATTGTTTATTCGTGCGCTCCAGATGGAGAAGTCATCTTCCCTCCGTATATTTCCGATCCTCAACGCGCTCCATACATCTTCTGGCGCACGTTCTTGACGGCACAAGAGCTTGAGAAAAAAGTCACTAATGAAGGATGGGATCGGAAATGGGTCGATCACGCTATCTCCAGCCTTCGTGGAAAAGACTCCATGTATCTTGATGGAGAGAAGGTGAAAACCGTCACTCGTTTACCAATCACTGACGATAATGACCTTGTGATGGTTGTATATGGATATCAACGATTGATTGATGAAGAGGATGGATCTGAAGGTATCTACTGCACGGTATTCCACCCAACTACCGATGGCTACGCAAAGCATGAACTTCTCAATGGATATGATGATTATCCATTTGTTGTAACCCGGCTAGCCAATGACCAGAAGCGGATGTATGAGGTTCAGACGTTTTCCGACGTCCTTCGTGGGGCGCAGATGCAAATTAAGACTGAGCGCGATAGTCGGATTGACCGGGCATCCCTTGCTACTCTGCCGCCTCTTATGCACCCAGCTGGGCGCCCTCCATCCGATTGGGGTCCGGGCCGTCGCGTTCCTTATCGTCGCCTTGGAGAGATTGCTTGGGGACCAGTTCCGCAGATGGATCAGGGTTCAGTAGAAGCCGAAGTATCCATGCGGGCGCAAGCGGATCGCGCTGTCGGCTTGGATCTTACAAACCCGCTCACGGTTGCCCGTCAACAATTCTACGTTGGCAAGTTCCTCGATCATGTCCGCGATGTGCTCAATATGGCGTGGAAGCTGTATCAGCGCATGGGACCGGACGAGGTGTTCTTCCAAGTTACTGGTAATCCCAATCCTCAAACGATGACTAAGGGCAGTCCTGACGAGAACTTCAGCATTACCGTTTCCTTTGACTCGTTGACTACTGATCCAGAGACTGCTGAAACCCAACTCAAAAACATGGTTTCGCTTGTCCAGCTTGATCGCAACGGGGTTCTTGATATTAACAAGCTCCTTGAATTTACCGCGTCGAGCATCAACCCGATCTTTGCGGACTACGTTCTGCAACCAGTCGAGGAAGCGCAACAGAAGGTTGCTAAGAACGTCACTGACGACCTCGCTAAGATCTTTGCAGGAATCGAGGTTCCGGCTCAACCAAACGGCGCACAGATTGCCATGCAGATGGTTCAAGCATATGTCCAGCAGCCAGACATCATGCAACGCGCTCAGTCTGATGAAGCCTTTGGTGGTCGCTTGCAGAAATACATGGAGCAGTATCAATTCCAGATGCAACAGATGCAGAACGCTGAGATCGGCAAAATCGGAACAAATCCAGCTCAAATGGGAGGCGTGACAACTCAAGGAATGAAACAATAGAAATCAAACAAATAAAAATATGCCAGATAAAAGAAAAGTAATTAAAGACATCGTCATGACTCCGATTAGGAAATATGAAGAATTCTATTCTGATTTATCAAAAAAAGAAGAAGCTCGAAACCAAGCTGGATTTGCTAATAAAGCAAATATTCGTTCCGCAGAAGAACACGAAAGAAGGAAGCGTGGTGATTTGTCAGGATCACCGACATTGGGTAAAGCACTTATGTCTTTAATGGATAAGAAGTCAAGAGGCACTGATTCATCCGCTACACGCAAACTAATCAAATAGGATGAGTGGAGTAATAACTCAAGGAATGAAACAGTAATGGAAAAGCGGTTTAAAAAGATCGTCACCAATCCCGATACAGGACGCAAGAAGACCGTCAAGTATGGGCAAGCGGGTAAAGCCGCTGATGGCGGTGACAGGATTCGTCCCGGCACAGCCAAAGGCGATGCCTATTGCGCTAGATCCAATGCTATAAAAGGCGATTGGCGCAGCGACAAGAACTCTCCAAACAACCTGTCACGCCGCAAATGGAAGTGCAGCGGAAGCAAATCAATGAAATAATTTTATGCCTGAATTACCATTGCTGAGCAAAGCCAATAAAAAAACACAACAAACATATAATGTCCCGTTGCTGACTAGTTATGCGGGGTATCCAGTAATTCCCGCCAAAAGCATGGGTCTTGAAGATTACTACAATAAAGACGGCAAGCAAGTAGCGGGAATGGCATGGGGAGGTAGCAAGAATCCTCCGGGGCAAGGAGGCGGGGAGCCTTCAGTCATTATTCCAAATCAAAATTATTTTAGAAACGATCCAACTGGATACAATGCGTTGGTGAAACTGGAAGCATCTAGGCATTGGATGGGAGAAAATGACTACTCTCCCAAATTCAAAATAACGCCTGAGATGCAGGAGTGGCGCAAAAAAAACTTTGCAAATATCGGGCCCGCTGGCGAATCATATTTGAATGATGATAATGCGTTTCGGCAAACAATAATTTCGAGGCGAATTGGAGGAGATCGTAATATCCCACAGTTAAGTAGTGACGCATTAAAAGAAGTTAGCGTTGTGCAAAGCAATTTGAACAAAGCAGAGCAGGCGTCTAAGCCAACAATTACCCAATCCATTATGTCTGCAATGGGAATGAAAAACAAATAATTATGACATCACTACCTAAACCAACCATCCAACAAGCCATTGAATCTCTCTCTGATCGTGACGAGTTCAAGGCTATCGTGCAATTTGTCCGAGACGAGCGCGAGCGTTTCTTTGCTGACCTTCGCCAATGCTCCGAGACAAACGACCTAATGAAGATTGTAGGTAGCGTTTCTACTCTTGACGAGTTGTTGTCATTGCTGACGGCTGAAAATGGTTGACATTGTTTTCAACTTCGTGTTTTAGTTGCTGTGCGCTGGTGAATGTCTGACCACTGTAGTTAGCGCGTGTTTTGTGGTTTGTGTCATACTAGAGGTCGTAGGGTTTTCGTTTTCCCTACGGCCTCTTTTTTGTGTCAATTTCCATACCTTACTAAATTGCTTGACATACTAATGATTTAATGCTTGATTCTTCGCGAACACGCATCGCCGAGCGTAAATGGCGTTTTAAATAAACATTATGAGTAATCCAGAAGCTACCGCCGAAGCTATTGAATCGGTGTCTAATTTGTCATTCGAAGAGCTTGTAGCTCAACGTGTGGCCCGACAAACCTCTCCAGAGGAAGAACCCGAAGAAGAGTCTGAGGAATCTACCGAAGCTGACGAAGAGCCTGCCAGTCTAGAAGACGAGGAATCGCCAGAATCGGAAGAAGAAACCGAAGAGGAATCCGAGGAGGAAGCCGAAGAAGAGTCCGAAATTGACCTGCTATCTCTTACGACTGAGCAGATTCAATCTTTAGCCAAAAAAGGTAAAAGCCGATTGTTGCAACGTATCGGTGAGCTGACCGCTCAGAAAAAAGCCTTGGAGGAGAAGATTCAATCACAGCCTCAGTCGCAAGCCAAGGTTGTCCCTCAAGACGAGAATCCTTTCCGAGAAGTTGCTTCGTTTGAAGCACTCAAAGGAAAGTATGACGAGCTTGAACGGACGCTTGAGACTACTGATGAAATCCTAGAGGAACATGAAGATTATGGTCCTGACGATATCATCGTAGTTGGCGACAAAGAGTTCAGCAAAAAGCAAATTCGGAAAGCAAACCGGAATGCCCGAGAAGCACTGACTAAATACATCCCTGCTCAACAACAGCATCTTGTTAAGATTGCCCAGTATGAGCAGATGTATCAGCAGTATTCAGAGGCAGCTAAGAGTGAAGTCCCAGAGATCCAAGATGAAAAGTCTGATATCGGGAAAAGCTACAAGGCACTGGTGTCGGACCCGTTGATCGACCGCATTAAAGCGCAAGTCCCAGAAATCGGATTTCAAATTGAATATATCTTGGCTCACGCCGCTAATTCTATTTACGAAAAAAAGAAGGTCATGAAGCAACCAGCAATGGGAAATAAATTGAAGGTAAATCCATCTTCAACCCCATATGGAGCTGGTGCTGCAAGGTCTTCTTCTCCCGCAAAGGCGAAAGTAGGAGATGCGTATAATCGCTTTGAAAGAAGTGGTAGCCCGGAAGAATGGATTGCTGCCAGAATCGCTAAATTCAAATAACTTCTAAATATCAAATATCATGCCAATTAGTGCTACTTATCAACCAAATGCGCCCCAAGCCAAGACTGGCAAGGGTTCCGCAATCTCCAACCGTGAGGATCTCAGCAATGAACTTGCTATCCTTGCTCCAGAAGAAACCCCAATCCTGTCGCTTTGCTCCAAAGGCAAAGCAGCTTCGACGTTCACTGAGTGGACCGTTGATTCCCTCGCATCCCCAGTTACGACTGGTATTTCCGAAGGTTCCGACGTTACCTCGTTCAGCGACAAGTTTGCTGATCGCGCTCGTTTGGGTAACTACATCCAACTGATGCGCCGGGATTACCTTGTGTCGAATCTGCAACAAGCAGTCACCAGCGTTGGGCCTGCCAATGTTGCTCAAGCTGAGGCAAAGTCGATGCGTGAAATCAAGCGTGACATCGAGGCTACCATTGCTTCCGACAACGAAATGACTGTCGAAAACGGTGCTGGCACTCCTTACGGTATGCGTGGCCTTGGCAAGTGGATTCAGTCCACCGCCCAAGCTACCAATGCTGTTCCTGCTGATTATCGAACCCCTTCCGGTTCGATCCTTGCTGCCACTGTTACTGAATCGACTTTCAACACCATGTTGGGTTCGATCTTTAGTAAGAATGGCGAAATGAACAGCCTGACGCTCGTTGCCAACACGGCTCTTCGCCAAGTTATCAGCGGCTTCACCCGCGCTCAACCTGCGAGTGCTGGCGTTACCTACCATGTCAATCAAGACGCGACGAGCAAGGCGATCACGCTTTCGGTCAACCTCTATGATTCCGACTTTGGTATTGTGAAGATCATCAACGGCAACCCAAGCTGTATGCCAACCGCATCGACCAACGTCGGTTACGTCCTCAACCCTAAGTATCTTGGCTTCAACACCCTGATCCCAATGGGCGGCACTCGTCTTGAGAACCAAGGAGGTGGCGAGCGTGGCTACGTTGACGTTGCTGGCACTCTCTGCGTCAAGCACCCGCAAGCACACGGCAAGATTGCTTACTAATTATAACTAGAAAAATAAAAATATGGCTAAATTAACTAATAACGAGCGTTCCCCATACACGGATGTGATTCGTCTCACTGCGGCTGACCTTATTGCTATCGGCAATGGTGGGACTCGCCAAATTGCGACAATCCCTGCTGGTGGTGCGGTGTCGCTGTGTGCTGTGATTGAATCCGTTGCCGTCGTAGGCTCCACAAGCCTTGTCGTAAACATCGGAACCACATTGGAAGACCCAGATGAATTCATCGACGCTCTTGACGTTGACGCGATGACCACTGGCTTGCCATCGTTCAACACTGGAGATGTGTTCGTGCAGGCTTCTGGGGATACCACCATTGCTGGTGGCTATCTTCCAAAGGCTGCTGCTTCCGCATCTACGCCAGTTTACATCAAAGTGACTGACGCTGCTGTTGCAAGCATCACCGCTGGCGAAATTGTCATTGGTCTTGAGATCCTTGATCTTGCCCAATATCTGGCTTAAATCCTAATCGGGAGGGGGTGGTTTAAAACGTCGCCCCTTCCCTTTTCTTTCCGATGATTTGCGAAGACGCTATTACCGACGCTCTGGTCAAAGAGTTGTGCTCTGGGCGGAAGTTCAAAGAAGCACTCCAGAACAAGCGCGAGATTGAAGCGGCGGCTGAAGCGCGGGCCATGAGGGAAGCTAAGTCCACGTTGGGCAAGCCAATCGGGGCAATTCCTCAATACGAGTATCTCAACATTGCAAACAAATACGGTTCCGAATGCTGGGACGACCGTTCATTTGTCCGTGGTTTTTTTAAGTCCCAGTCACACCTGAGAGCAGGAAACATTTAATATGCAAACCAAGACATACGCTGAATTGTTTGCGCTTATCCAAGCACTTTGCGGAGTGGTGTTTGCGTCTATTGAAACTCCCCGAATCAAGGCTTTGATTAACCGCCGTGCTATGCGTGCGTATCGGGCTAGTAACTACTGGACACGGTTCCTAAAGATTGGCGAGGAACGTGTAATTTCAAACTCTGTAATTCCATATTCAGAGTCAGGACTTTCATCTATTGACACGTTTTTGCGAGTTTACAAGCAAGCTCCATATATTTCGTCATCGGTTCAAGAGTATGACATTATGGTTACTGCTAGCGGTGCAACACTCGTATCAGGAGACTTAAATCCCACCGAGGCGTTTGTAACTTACAAGGCGCAACTTTCCGATACCTATGGTGATGGATCTGGAGAATCGACTACTATTCCCGCTGAATGGTATCAATACATGGCCCATGGGACTTACGCTGACTACCTCCGCGCTGAAGGACAGCAAGAAAAGTCCGTGATTGCAGATCAAGAGGCTGAGTTGCTTCTTCAGGATGAAATGATCCGACTTGACGAGAACCACACAAGCGGATTAGTCTCCAACCGCATCTTTACAAACGCGAATATGCAAATGCGCTACTAATGAAATACGCTCTTGGAAATATGCTGAATGGGGCTGGTGGGTTGAACCCAGACGGTCTATCCCTCGACCTCCAGTTCGCCACCGACAAGACGCTGACGGCTCGCAAGGGGCCGACTCCGGTGTTGACCCGTGCAAGCACAGGGACATTCATCGGAAATAACGGCTTGATCCAGAGTGCAGCAATCGACGCCGCGAGATTCGACCACGATCCGATCACACTGGCTTGCAATGGGCTACTCATTGAGGAATCTAGGACTAACGTTTTTGTTGCTTCACAAGATTTCACTAACGCGAATTGGACTAAAACAAGATCATCAATTACCGCAAATGCCACAACAGCACCAGACGGATCGCTTACTGCGGACAAGTTAGTTGAGGATACATCTATTTCAAATACTCACACCTTAAACAGTACAAGTATTCCAACAGTTCCAGCAACATTCAGCGTATTCGCTAAAAAAGGAGAAAGAAATTGGATCGTGCTAAGGGTTGGAGGCTCAAACGATTTCTTTAATCTTGATACAGGAGTTGCTACAACAAACGTAAATTCTCCTAAGATAACTGCATTTGGTAATGGGTGGTATAGATGTTCAGTAGTTGCTACAGTAGCAACACAAAGTTCTTTTCAAATGTCTGCTGATGGTATTACCACGACATACACGGGAGACGGCACATCTGGCATCTTTGTTTGGGGTGCGCAGTTTGAATCAGGCGCATTTGTTACAAGCTACATCCCTACGACAACGGTTGGTTTGGCGCGTAGTGCGGATGTTTGCAGTATTGCCGGAGCGAACTTTACTGGTATGTATAACCAAACCGAGGGGTCGGTGCTTGTTGAAGCTCGCACTGTAACCAGCGGAACCAGAGACCTTGTGTCGATAGACGCTAATGGTAGCACTGAAAACATCACTCTTTTTACAGGGTCAAGTGCTGCACAGCTGTCAGTAACTGACAACGGTGCTACTCAGGTAAATTTGAGCTCTGGATCGCCAATAGCCTCAAACGTAGCTTTCAAACTGGCTTGTGCATACAAGCTGAATGATTTTGCGCTCACCAAAAATGGCGTTGCTCCCCAAACTGATGGCTCGGGGACTCTCCCAACGCCTAACCAATTAAAAATAGGATACGAGAAGAACGGGAATATCCTGTGCGGGTGTGTTGCATCTCTGAGATACTACAAGAAACGCCTGCCCAACGACAAACTCCAATCACTCACAGCATGACCGACTACATCCTAAACTTCCCATCGAAAGCAATCGCAGAGCAATTCGGCATCGCCAATGGCTTTGCCGCGCCAGATGGTGACGGCGTGGTGCAATCCAGTCTCGCGTCACATGAACACGCATTGTGTGTGGTTGGCGAGTTTGCCGGATCATGGTGGGTGCTATTCCGCGATCTCGTAGGCATCCCGATTCCCGCAGGTGGCGAGCAATTCATCTACTGGGCTTCAACTTGGACAGTTGACGATGAAGACGGCAATCCCGTCCAAGTCCCAAGACCAATCTCTGATGGTGTCCCCAATATCTGGTGGGCTTAACCTTGACCCTGTACCATTAATCCTGTAAAGTTCACCAATGCTCGCAGCCAATTACGACATCACCCTTGACCGTGCAGCGGATTACAGCTTCGTTCTGACTATTAAAAATCAAGCTGGCGTTGCCGTCGATATTACTGGCGCGGTGTTTTATGCTGATGTCCGTGAGGTTGCTTCGAAGAAAGAAGCACTCGACCTCACACCCACTATTACCGGCTCCGCCACTAATGGTCAAGTTCTCATTTCACTTACCAAAGCCCAAACCAAAACTTTGCGGGCTGGCAGAGGCCTCTACGAGTGGGACATATTCATGGATCGTAGTGGCTCTCGCACTAGGCTTCTTTACGGATCGCTTGTTGCACGCGAACAAATTACCAACGACGCTTAATCATTATGCCATCCGACACTTACACCCTTACTATTTCCGATGTTGGAGTCAGCACTCCGGCATCTCTTTCCGTTACAAACGCTTCCGTCGCGACTGACGCGGCAATTGCGTTTAGTAAGCTGGCACCTCTGACCAACGGAAACATCCTTGTTGGCAGTGCCGCAAACGTTCCTACATCCGTTGCGGTTACTGGTGATGTTGCCCTCTCTAATACCGGAGTTACTTCTATCGCAGCACTTGCGTTTAGTAAGCTAGCGCCCCTGACCAGCGGAAACATCCTTGTTGGCAATGGCTCTAATGCTGCCGCGTCCGTTGCGGTTACTGGTGACATCACCATCTCCAATGCCGGAGTTACGGCTATCGCGTCTGGGGCTATCGTAAATGCAGATGTCAACGCATCCGCCGCTATTGCTCACTCAAAGCTCGCCTCTATGTCGAGCGGTAACATCCTCGTCGGTAGCAGCGGCAGCGTCCCCACGTCCGTTGCAGTTACCGGTGATATTACTGTTTCTAGTGTTGGGGTTACTACGATTGCGAATGACGCTGTCACGTTCGCGAAGATGCAACCTGTATCCGGCTACACGCTTCTTGGAAAACCCACTACGAGTTCCGGCGATGCCGCAGAGATCGGCTCCTCTTCCTTTATGCTAGAATCCGGTACAGGATTCCTGAGACAGGCAGATGCCTCCACCGCCAGAACGGCTTTGGGTTTGGGTACTCTCGCTACCCAAAATTCCGTAACGGCCTCTAGTGGCGGTACCGGACAGTCGATATATGCCATCGGAGATATCCTGTATGCAAGTGGCTCTACGGCCCTATCGAAACTCGCCAGTGGTGCGGCTAATACTGTACTCCGCTCAACCGGAATTTCAACAGCTCCCTCATATGGGGCAGTCGTCCTTACGACGGATGTTACAGGCATTTTGCCTGTAGCTAATGGTGGAACTAACGTAACCACTTCAACTGGAAGCGGAGCTAACGCACTGGCTACTTCTCCGACTTTAGTCACACCTATCTTGGGCACACCTACCTCCGGCACGCTCACCAACTGCACTGGCTTGCCGCTGACAACGGGCGTTTCTGGACTCGGCACCGGAGTGGCAACTTTCCTTGCAACTCCTTCAAGTGCGAATCTAGCTGCGGCAGTTACAGGGGAGACAGGATCAGGTGCGCTCGTATTCGATACTTCTCCGACTTTGGTTACGCCTATCTTGGGCACACCTACTTCTGGCACGCTTACAAGCTGCACTGGTTTGCCTTTAACCACAGGCGTAACTGGAACTCTACCCGTCGCCAATGGCGGAACGGGAGCCACCCAATCGGCATATGGTGAGTGCTACATTTCGAGCATCACTGCAACAACAATAGCTACGACTGGCACTTTTGTAAAAGTTGCTGGCACTACCACAGCGGGTACGTTATCTAACTTCACACACCCTAGTAGCAACCGATTAACGTATACAGGAACTGCAACCCGTAAGTTTCTGATAACTGTGGCGCTAAGTTTTCACGGGACTAACGGTAACGACTATAAGTTTGCATTTTATGAGAATACATCAACTGCATTAACTACGTCAATTATTTCAACTACAGCTACAGGTGCGGGCAGTTTAGCTCATGTCTCGTGCCAGTGTATTGTTGAGCTGGCAACTAACGAATATATTGAAGTGTTTGTTACGAATGCAGATGCTGCAAATAATGCAACTGTAGACTTCATGAACATAACGGCAATGGCACTCATCTAAAAATTATGCCAATATCCCAACTACCACAAGCTCCGTTCCGGCAGGATCGGAAAGTATTTCCGACTCCCCTTATTACGGATGTTCTGTTCAGTGAAGTTCGGGACTGCAACCGTAGCGAGTTCCCTGAATACGGAACCCCGCACCCCAACGCAGCGAAGTGGCCCTATCACAAGTTAATTTTCATTAAGCCCGTAGATATCGAGCGTAATGAGATTTTTGAGTTCTTCTATGCAGCGGAGCGCGAGAATCAAGACCTCTACAACTTCTCTTCCGGTTATCGTAACGTCATCGGTAACGTAGGGGGCCGCGAGTTTCGAGTCGTCCAACGCTCATACGTAACGTTGCGCGAGGGTTTCCAACCTTTGGATATTCCGTTTGGGACCGCCATGCCCGACACCCCAGAGGGTAAGTTTGATGGGGTCGAATACGTATTTTTCGACAGGCAACAGCAACCGATACCTGAGCAGGAATTAAACACGCTCTTTGTCGCAGAGGTCCACACCTATATTGAGACGGCTTTTCTGGAATACAAAATATCTTATACGACCACAAAAAGTGATGTCGTGCCGGAGAAATTTCAAATTAATATCCCCCAAACAACCACTGAGCA